AAGCAGTCCGCTGGCAAAGTATATTGCTTGGCATATTCATGGGTGGGAGTGTCGGTATCCTGTGCGAGTTCCACTCGCTTGATCAAACAGTTCCAGGCATGGGAACGAAAGATTACATCCCTGATCGGTGTGTATCTTTGGTTGAGCAATCTTGCGTTTTTGCTATCTTCCGTAAGAGCTGTAATGTTGTTTGCTCCCAGCATATTAAGTGCCGAGTTGCATATTTCTACTACTGATGCCATGATTTCCTTAAAAATTTGATTAAAAAAAAGAGGCGGACAAGCCGCCTCTTATTATAAGTTTTTAGTCAACAATATAGACGATCCAACCAATTAGGTCATCTCCATCCGCTATTGCTGTGCTTGATGTAGCACGAAGAACAACTCCGTCTTTACTTTCAAAGACATGAGTTCCACCAGTTGCTTTTGTCGCAGCCAAGCCACCTTCCATATCGAAGTAGCCAACTGTGTCAACATCTTCCCCGTCAACCAATCCGTCAGTATCAGCCGCAGTAGTGCTTCCATCTTGATCTGTGTACGCATCCCATCCAAGATCCAATGTCGCTGAACTTGTTGTCCAGTTCACATAAGCTCTTGATGATGCCAATAATACTCTCACTCTACCAGCTGGTAGTTCGCCAAGAGCAACTGAAGAACTTGCATCTCCAGCACCATCCTGGTCGTGAGTGAAAAACATGATTCTTAATTTACCATGTTCTTCGGTAGTCTTATTATTGGTAACAGGAGTTGCAGTACGATTAGTATACTCGGTTGATTTTTGAGTTGTAACAGCCATTTAATCCCTCCTATTATTCATCACACGGAATTTGAACTACTTTTTCTTCTTCCATACGAGTAGCACCGATACTCATGCAGTAGTAAACTTGAGTGCTGTAAGATTTATCAGCTCTCTCATCTATTCTTGCAGTTATATCTTTACCTACAGCCAATTTGACTGCATCCTCGGTGAAAGCAAAAACTAGCCTGTCATCCGTGTAGGTTGCATCGAAGTCAAGTCTGTTTGACATAATAAATTCAAAGCCTAGGAAGGAATTAACTTGTCCCATTGCTAGAGCTTTTACAGTATTATAATCGCTATTCTTAACTTCCGTAGTGTTTAACAAATCACTTATTTGAGTTGCTCCACAAACTACATATCGTTTTAGTGATGGATCTACATCTTTGAGATCCAATTTCTTCTTCGCATCCAAAAGTTTTGCAATCGTCAAACCATCTGTTTGTTGCGAAGTTGCAAATTTTTGAGTGCTGGGTAGTGAGGTGGAAGTTCCACCAGCTTCGCCTGTGTACGCAGTACCCCCAAGAGCATCAATGATGACATCATCCATGCTTCTTCCCATAGCCGCAGCTGCTGCTTTGGCATAAGAAGATGTTGGATCAATCAGCATTCTTACCTTGTCCTGGTCATCGATTAAATCCGCCCACTCGTAATCGGCAAGACTAACTCGCCTACGAGAGTGAGGAGTATCGATCTGTGGTGTATCTGCATGCCTGGAACTTCTTACTTGAGCAGCGGTTACACCGACTTGATCAAAATAAGCATTCTTTCCAGTTATTGTTTCTACATCCACAGCTGCACGCAAACGGCTACCCATTTGTTGTGCTAGCATTTGCACATTCGCAGAATACTGCTGTACAAATGCCGTAGTAATTTCACTAGACATTATTGTCCTCCTTTAAGTCAATTACTGTTAATGTACGATGAGTTGTCTACAGATGTAGTTTCTTCTTCATTTAGCGGCTGATAGCCGATCTTCTGTTCAGATTGTCAAACTGGATGCTTACACACTACCCAGTTGAAACTCCTAGTTGCATATTGCGTAATTTAAAAACTTCGTCAACAACATTTTTATGTTCAGGATGGTTTTTATGCCAGTAAGGGGAATCCTTATCTCCCATAATTTTTTGGATTTCTCGTTCCGACTCATTTGGTGTCATTGCACCAGATTCTTCCTGACCAGTTCCCATGCTGTCCTCGCTAAAGTTTTCCGCCATGCCTACAAGTGATTTAACAAACCCTGGATGATTACCAAGTGGTGTGCCGTCTTGCAGCATGACATCCGCCAAATCATTTGCAAAATAATTCTTAAAAACATTATTCGCCTGGTTCATTTTCTTATCATAAGCCAAACCCCATTCCTTTCGCAATGATGTTTCATTTTCAACTTTATTTAATTCTAAATCTTTTTTTGCCGTATCCATTGCACCCTGTTCCAGCTGCGAGTAATAATTCAATACTCCTTGCACCTGGCTTGGCAACAGATTCAACTTATGTGCCTCGGCAATAAAATTTTTGACTGGTGTTTCACTAGCTCCATCTTGCAGACTATATTTCACATCATACTTGTCAGGGGAAGTTGGAACTCCCAGCTTTGTATACACATCCTTCCAGTCATCATCGGTTGCATGTTTGCCTGGTATCGCAATCTTGTCCGCACCAACCATTCGCTGTGCCGACACATATCCCTTTGCCAGTTGACCGACATCCTGGATATTTTGCAAGGATGACTCATTCTTGACATCTTCAGGCAAGGTATCTAAAAAATTCGGTTGTTCGCTTGTTGGTTCAGATTGCGGCTCTACCGCAGTTGTCTGTTCTTCAGCCATTTTATTTTTTCTCCTTTGGTATTGGTTTCAGCATTGACTTAATAAAAAGCAATACTGCTCGCTGTCCTTCCAGGAATGCCATCTCATAGGCATCCTTGGAAAAAGTTGATACATGATAGGCACATCTATTCTCTAAATCCGCCATCACTTCCTGTCCTTCCTTTGAACTAAAAAGAACCTGGTATCTCATTCTTGCTTGTTTTAAAATTTCCTCTTGACTAGGCATTATTAACTTCCCTCAATAGCGGAGCTGCTTTTCCACCAGCTTCAGCCATTTGGGATGCCTGATCCAATTCTGCCTGTTGCTGTGCAGCTTGAGCTTGTTGTTCCCTGATCTGTGCAACCTCTTGATCAGATCGTAAAATTTTTCTAGGAACTCCTAGCACATCCGTGATGTGTTTGACAAGTTTGTCGGAGTCCAAATAATCCATCACAGGCATCATTTGTGCGAGTGGTGTGATAATTTCCAAGGCTCTCAATATTGCCTGAACATCTCCAGTCCGCTGCGATCTAGCCAATGGGGAAACATATTCTATATCTATTGTGTTACCTTGTAGGGTAACTGGTGGAGTCGGCAGTATTTCTTTCCGCAGTAATATATTGAAACATCGTGTAATTAATGGTTGCAGCATTTCCGCCTGAAGTCTACCCAGGACTGGTGCGAGCAACCGCATTTTTTCCTCGTTCCGCTGCATAACCTCGGTGGCTGTCATCCTGACATCTTGCGACATCAACAGCTGATCCACAAAGTAGGCTTGCCTGATTGCTGCTCTCCTTTGATCCTCCAGGTTCATTCCTACTGGAGTATTTGCTCCAATGTTAAGTGGTTCAATTCTATCCCTTGTTCCTGATCTATAATAATTCAATCCTCCTGGTTGTGTCCTGACTGGCAGAATAAAACTGTCATCAGGTACGAGCAATGGCGGATCGACCATTTTTTGTGCCGCCTTGATTGTCGTTTCCGACATCTTATTAACCATCTTAATGTCAGGGAGTGCGGTCATGCTTGGAGATCTTCCGTACTGTTCCGAGCTGGATTTCAACCACCTGGGAACGACAAACGGAAACTCGTTAAATCCTGAAATCGAAATAATCTTCTTGTCCTCATTATCGTAATAAATGGAAGTAAACGGCATGGCTGTATTTTCCATGCGATAGGGATTTTGCTTGTCATTCGGCTTAACACAATGATAGAGAGTTACCTCGTCATACGGCTTATCCTCTGCAATTTTTATAATTCTTTGCGACAGCTGATCGCCAAACCGCTGAAAAGCAGCTCTAGCGGTCATCTTAAATTCCCTGTGAACTGTATCGACTACCCCCTTATCACTCTCCGAAATATAAATTTCCTTGATGTGCCTGGTGGAGAACCGCAAAAACTTTTGGTCATCCTCCTCGACCATCATACAAGCTGTTCCAAAAATAATCAGATCAGTATACAGTTCATGAATTTCTTGCTGGAAGTTAGACCGATCAAGAGCAATGTACATTGTTTGCGTACAGGCTTCTAGCCATTCTCTGCTTTCTTCATCGGATGCCAGCATCTCATTCTTGAACCGCATACTAAACCATGGTGTTGCCGCATTGGTCAGCATTCCATGTAGGGAGGAAGATAGTAACTCTGATGCGTGTAAAGCCGTTCCGTCAAAAATAAATGTTGTTCGTTTGTCGCCAGCTGACCTGGACTTTGTTACATCGGCTCGCCTTGGCAGACAATAGTCCGCAATCTCTTGCCAATGGTTTTCCCAGTTAGCTCTCTTGGATTTCAGCTTGCTAAACTGATCTGATAATTGTTTTGCTTTATCCATTATTCTCCTAATGTTTTTTTCTTATGTCCTGTTAATCCCAATAATCCAAAAAGATTTCGTGTGCTGGTAAATTTCTTTCCAGCCTGTTTCGCCTGAAATTTTTTTGTGTAATCCTCATAAGCAGCTCCTGGCTGTAATAGATCCGCAGATGATTCCGCCATTCCCAGTTTCGCAATCGTACTTCCTGGAGCTGGCATCACCAGTCCTATCGCACCCTGGATAATGGTTTTCATCTTGTTCTGTGATTCCAGCATTTTACTGGAAATGGGAGTTGATCCCATAATGCCAGTAGGATCGCCTGATCCCATCGCACCTTCCGAAATTCCATATTTCATTTCCTTGCCAGCAGAAGTCGTGATGTAAGAGGCTGATACACTTGGATCGCCTTGAGCCATTAGTTTTTCCCCTTCTTCCTTGCTAATTCGTATAAAATTTCCACCCTCTTGCTTAAAATAATTTCCTATCTTGGCTTCTTCCGTTTGGGTTGCCAAATATTCATTGGTAGCCGCTGATGCCTCCTTGCCATACATCCACTTATCCTTGCCTTTTAAGTTCATGGCAACAGTAGAGGTTGGAGAGGCATATTTCCCCCACTTCGTTCCAGGTGGCGGTGTATTGGGAACTGTCGTCAATCCCAATTTTTTAGCAACATATGCCTTTCCAGCCTTAACTTGAGCCGCTTTCTTTGCTTTTTTTGCCGCTGCTTTTTTACTCTTATGTGGCATCTATGCTCCTAATAATTTTTTTTGATAGGTATCCGCTTCACTCTCATCGCCTTGTGTGCTTGTCAAGATTGTGT